AAAGTATTTCATGCTGAACCTCGTTTGTTGTTATTCATAGCGCCGGTCACGTTGGCCATAAGTCACCACGACTTGCTTGTAACCCGTTGCCGGCACACCCGGTGAATCGTCTGGCATGTACTCGAGCATTTCAGCCTTCGGGATCGGCGGATAGGTTGGCTGGCCGATGATGGCCTCCGTGTAGATCGGCTCATCCGTAAAAACACCGGTACCGACATATTCAACCTTCGGCACGGTGACATCGACGATGAAGGGATCGCCGTTCTCATCAACACCGATCTGCCGCTGCTCGACGGTTGTGGTAACAACACGTTCGAGCACTTCAACCTGCTGGGTACCTGTTTGCGTGAGCTCAGAAGCCTGGCCATGTCTCAGGCCTGTTCTGAAATCGAAGGCATCGAGAATCACCAGGGCGCCGGGGAAGACCTCGCGCATATAGTGGATCACCGCCAGCACATCACCCGGGTCAGGATCAAGTGGATCGGTCCAGTCCTTGACGACATAATCCTTGACCAGTACATCGACCAGCTGAAAGTTATTCGGGCCGACTGTGCGCTCTTTCCAGAAGCCTTGGCCTGACAGCGGGATTTCGAAATATTCTGGATCGTAGACATCCAGCTGCTCGCTGCCGGTCGGTGGCGTGAACGGGGCAAAGTCAGTAGCCAGGCGGTTGCCGTTGACATCAAAACGGAAATTATCGAAAAACTGCTCAACCTGGTTGACGTTGATTGAAAGCTGGATATTGATCATCGCGTCTTGGCCTCCATCTTGCTATCAGAAAAGGCCTCGTTATGCACTTCAATAAATCGCATCGGTGATCCTGGTTGCGTATTAGCTACACCTACCCGATGACCGATATCGATTCCGCTTAGACCGCTGGCCAGTCCCGCGCTCGTATTGCGAGTACCGCGCTCAACACCATCGCGGTAAAGCGCAATCAAACTGGTATCGTGTTTCATGCCCACTTTGAATGTGACATTGGGATCAAACACGCTTGGGTCATTCACGGCTCCCTGGAATACAGTGGCGAGAACGATGTGCGCTCCGAAACCATTGTTGTTGGTGTATAACTCACACAAATTCGCGCTTGTACCATCATTTATTGACACAATCCCGCCGAAATCAGATCGCTTACAGATGCAAGAGAATTCAGCAAAAATACTCACGGGCCCGCTTGTGATCGGTGAGTTATATTGCAGCTGGTCAGCAACCATATTCGCGCTGGCGCCTGCTGTCGGTACATGAGAGCCAGGATAGACGCCATTGATCAGCTGCATCGCATCGACATAAGTGAAGATACCGGTATTGCCTGAGAAGCTCTCGAAATGCACTGGCGTATTGTCGCAGTGTCCGATGTAGGTCTTCGACGTTGTACCTGAATGCTGGCCCGTTACGGCACAGCGCACATAGCCGTTTTTCATTACCAGGATGCTGGCATGAAGAGCAACAGCGCCGGTACCGAAGGCAGTGGCACCGGTCCAGATTTCAGCTGTAACAAGATCAAAGATCGCATAGACGCCGTTGGTCCCGGTCGAGTCAGCAAATACCAGCTCGATAAATCGCCGATTGCTTTGCTTGATATGCACCGAGAATGTGTAGTATTGGCTGGCTGTCGTGGTCCAGTTCGGGCTCGCGCAATAATGTTGCGTAGTTCCAGACAGTTCGCGAATCTCAGCACCTGTGGTGCCGCCATACATGCCTTCGGTCTGGTCGTTCTGATTTGTCATGCCGGTATTGGCATAAGCAGTGATGTCAGAGCTGTTCGTGTGAATGTTGGTAAAGCCTTCATCAGGCAGATAGCCCAGCGTTTGATTCAGTGACAGTGGCGCACCGAGCTCGCGCATCGAGCAATGTGATACAACGAGGTTGCCGCCGCTTTGACCTTGACTGAGTAAAAACCCTGGCGCCGTGCTCACTACAGTTGGCGTGAAGTAAATCTGATGGGTTCCTGCAATTCTTGGCAGTTCGATCGACTGGCCCGCGCAGTTGAAGATAACAACGCCAGTAGCAATAAAATCGATCGTGACCGTGACCAGGTAGGTTCTGTTCGCCTGATAAACTGCACCATCGCCAGAGGCCTGAACAGTAGCCGTTGCTGCGCCCGCGTTTGCGTAGGTATTGTTTGCATCGTCGAAGGTAGCCAGAGAGCCAAGCCAGGGATCAGAGGCATTGCTTGTTTGGGAGAAATCCGGATCGGATACCAGCTCTACTCCAGCATTGGTTCGTGTGACAACTTCGGTATCGATAACCTCAAGGCCATTGCTCGATGTCGAATACTTGGTGAAGTTCGTACCGCTTCCGTGATCGAGCTCTGCAATTCTGATATTTGAAATCGTGGCGCTTCCAGAAATACCGGACATGCCGATTTTGCTATTGGCTGTGGCTCTGACTACAACACTATAGCGACCATTTGCTGACATGACCGAGCCGGCTGTATTGCCCACCAGGAACCAGAGGCCTGTACCTGAAAAGCCGCTTAACTCGCAAGTGACCTCATACATGTGGCCGACTTTGATCGGCTCCTGGTCGGTCCAGTAGCGCGGTGTGCCAAGTGTATTGACCGTGAGCGTATCGCCGTTTGGCGTGATCTCTGTTCCCTCCCAGGTCTGGTCAGCCTTGGTGAAGTCAGTTGCCCAATTCGGCCCGGCATTGCCATAGAAAGGCCAGACTTCCGGTCCTGGCGTCTTATCCTGCTGGTTGGTGACATCCTCGCACTGCGGGAAGGCTACATCGATATCAAGCGCCTGTGTCGTCAGTGCAACAAAACCGACATTTATGTTAGCGCCCGTATTGACACCAAGACCGGCAGCTACGCGCACCCATTCGCCCTGTCGTGCAAGCAGTTTCGGGAATACATTGGTAGCCAACCCGCCGTTGCCGGTATATACCGTGATGCCAGAAACGATAGGGGTGCCGCTGTTGTAGCGCAGCCAGATGCTGTTTCTGATTTCGCGAGCCGTGGTATTCGTGATCGAAATGCTGAATGTCGGACTTGTCGATCCTGTATCACCCAGGATGTTGACCGCTGATGTGCCACCAAACGGATCGTCGACACCGTAAGTGACGCTTTGAAGATTTGCTTGCGTCCAGCTATGAAACGGCAGGTTGACCAGATTCCTGGTTCGCCGCGCACCCCAGAAGCGCATTTCATGGGAATTATCGACCTCAGCCAGGTAGCCGTTATCATCCAGGATCGTTGCATCACTGTTTCGCTGGGCGGTTTTATATTCGTTCTTGCCACCCGAGATCGATGACAGCAGGGGCGCAGAAAACTGCAGCGTACTGGCGCCAAAGGGCGCTACCGAAGAGCTGACTGCCGAGGCAACCGGCGACCGAACTGGTGGACCTACGCTCATTTGTTAGCAGTTGCTGCGTAGACGCCGCAAGCGCCAGCTGTTGCATCCTTGGTGACGCCGATCAGCATGGGGCCAAAGAAGGTTTTGGCATTGTCAGTGGCTGTCAGGACCACGGGTGAGCCATCGACCTGCAGCACTTTCCAGGTGGTGCCGCCATCGATCGAGAAGTAGAAATCGACCTCTTCGGCACCGGCCAGGTTGTCAGCCAGGATCGTGGTCGGTACGCGATCGGCAGTGATCTTGTACGGCTTTTGTGTTGCTTCTGCAGCGGTTTGCTGCGGTATCAGTTCTACTGGAGGGTTGATGCCCATAAATAATTACCTCATACCCAAGACCGCATTTTTACGGTGGTTGATTTTTTGGCGTGACCCATCACGGCCCTGGCCTTGCCACGCTGAATTTGAAAATTGAATTTGCGGCCAAACTCTGTGGCCTTGGCTGCATCGCTCCAGCCTTTATCAGGTATCTCCTTGAGCTCTTCGAGTGCGCCGTACCTGATCGCATCGCGCCAGTCCCTGTACAGTAGGTCGTCCACGGCAGTGGCGGTGTTGCTCGGCTTGGTGGCGATCCGCACGATCATGCCGCCCACGATCGCTTCCGCAGGTACCCGGTTCAGCTTGAAGGTATCAGGCGTCAGCATGCTGGCATAGAAGGCTACGCCGGGATCGGCAGTGCGCCAGCCCGAGTCGATGATGTCGAGCTCTTCCTCTGTCTTGATATCAATCTGTCGGCTGTCGAACAGGAAATTGACGATACCGACAGGCTTTCTGCCAGCTGAGGCCGTCATGGTGTACTCGTCGACACCGATATTCACATCGATAGCAGCCAGCGTTTCGCGAATAATCCAGGCGTCTTCACAGAAACGCATACAGGCATTGCGAATGGCATCAAGCATCAAGGCTTGAGGACAGCCAGGCACTGAGGGTGCGACATCGGGCAGAAAGTCAGTGAGATCGGCCATTTGCTATTACTCCAGGTGCGCCCGAACTTTCGGATTGATGGCCATGTCAACTTGCAGCTTGGCCTGCAGGACATTGAAGAAGGCCTGAAAATGTGAAATCGCCCGCTGGATATTCGGGTTCTCTTCCGAGTCACGGGAGAAAAAGCGATACACGATCCACTCGAGCATCGCTGGCGCGTAGATATCATCGAGGGTGATCGTATTGCCCACGGCGGTTACAGCTGCCGGGTTCACGGCTTCTGATACTTCGATCTGCACCACGGGTGAGGCCGGGATCGGCGGTGACACATAGAACTGCTTTGGCGTCCTGGCATCGAAGACATACTCCAGCACTTCGGTCGATGTGGCCTCAGTGTGCCAGTCAGGATCGAATTCGTCTTTCACGCCACGCTCGACCAGTCGTATGGCCCTGCCTGGCGTCACGCCATCGATGCCCATATTCCTGATACAGCTCAACAGTCGCAGGCCGGTGATACTTTGTTTCGTCCCGGCCACCAAGGTTATTGAGTGATTCAGGCTCGATGCGTCCGGTCTAACGATCGCTATGGTCCGCTGTGCATCGTTCAGCCACTCCAGCGCCTGTGCGGTAGTCCACACAACATTGCTTTCGTCCTGGGCCGTTTCCGAGGCCTGGGCAATGACTTCTGATGCCAGCAGAGTACCCATAATCGATTATCCTGCCGCTGCGGCCTTGCCATCGATCAGCGATTGCGCTTCATCGATAACAACATCCAGTGCAGGCCTGCGATCGAGCTTGTGGCCATAATGCTCTTCGGCCCAATCAGACAGCACGGTCTTGGCTTCGCGAGCGCCCATACCTTCGGTGGCCGGCAGCACTCGAGCAGGATCGAGATCGGTTGTTTCATGTGAAACACCGTCCATGTTAATTTTTTCTTCCTGATTTGAGGCCTGTACCTCTGTTTCAGGTTCTGCCGTTGCAGGTGTTGCACGGCCCAGGACCGGCGCCTCTTCGGCAGCTGGCGCAGCTTCCTGCGTCTTTCCACCTGGTAAGACTTCGATCACGGCATTGCCGTCACGGGATTTCATGTACTCGTCCCACTCTTCTGGCGTATTAACGCCCACCAGGTCGTCACGGGTAGCCAGCACATCGGTATAGGGGAACAGCACACCGTTGACCGGATTACCCAGATACTTGGTTCTGACGCGCTCCATACCGCCTTCTGGCGTCGATTCGCTGATATGGCCCTGGATAATGTGACCGTTCACATCGCAGGGGATCATGTCGTCACGTTTCGACAGGAGCTCCGTGAAGTTGAATACCCTGCCGTTTTTCAGGCATTTCAGGAATTTTGGTTTTTCTGTTTGGTTCATGTTTCCTCCGGTTAAGAGTGCAGCCGGGACAAAATGCCCCGGCTGCTGCCGTGTTGGCTACTGATTACAGTGAAGAATCATCCGCCAGCTGATCGCGGACATCGAAGCCGATGACCTTGTAGCGAACTTTTGCAGCATCGATCGTAGCGCCGAGCGCCAGGACAGATACCAGCTCTTCAGCCGTGGTGATAAAGCCACTGGTTTCCATTGAAGACGGTTCTGCGGTACCCGCATCACCAGCAACAACGGTGCCAAGGGAGTTCACGGTAGCGCCATCGATGTACTTATCGACATCGCCACCAGTAATTCCCAGATCGACAGACGCAGCTGCGCCCTCGACAACAAGCGTTTCAACCGAAGCGCCGACAACCAGGATGCCTGCTGGCACCTTGAACAGCGGCATGGTGTCATTGACGGCCATCTGATTTGCAGCTACAGAATGATCGACAACGGCTTCCCACACCAGCAGTTCGGCTTTTCGAGCTGAATCGCCAATACCCGCCTGCAATGCGGCGGTGTTATATGGTCCTTTTACAGCCATGTTTAATTACCTCTTGGGTTAATAGAAAAGAATCGGGCCGGTTTCCCGGCCCTTTTCAATTACGGTTATGAAGTTACAACGCCGTGGGCAATCGCCTCGGGTTTGATCACCTTGTAGCCGTAGACCTGCAGACCACGAACCAGGGTGCCGAAAGTCGATTCCGCACGAAGCGTTTCGCTGTTCAGCATCTGGGACGCGAAGGTCAGGCCAGACTTGTGTCCTGCAATGATGTCGGTGTTGCCACCGGCAGTATTCAGCAGGTTGGAACGATAGATCATGAAGCGATCGATCATGCCAATGCGACCATTACGCATGATGGAAGTCGAATCACCCGACAGACTTGCGTCTTTCAGGTCAGACTTTTTGATCATGCCGCATGCCCATACGGGAAGGGTCAGCCAGCGGTCCGACTCAGGGACATTCTGCTCATCCAGAACAGAGCCCAGATTCACGATGTAATCGAGAATGTTGGTCTTGTCCAAAACGAACGGAGTGCCTGTGCTGCCCAGGTCGTAAGACGAGGAAACAACACCAGCCGTGTTACCGGCATTGCTGGCGTGAGCGTCAGCGTAGATCGTACCGAGCACCTGGGTGTCGATAGTGATCTTGAGCTGTTCGGACGCATCACGGGTCCAGTCGTCGATGTAGTTGTAGTCCGATTGGAACTTGTCAACATCATCGGCAACCAGCTGCCAGTATTTGCCCTTGTCGATAACGAGTTCGACGGTATCGGGTTCAGGCCGCTCGGTCTGCAACGTACCGCCCTTGCTGTAATCACGGATTGTGATTGTCGGGGTGGTGCGAATGATAACCTTATCGCCCTGGTTCGCGATTTCACCTTCGTACTCTGTGTTAGCGATTTCGCCAAGAACGGTTGCTTCGTAGAATTTAACGAGCAATTTTCCTGACCAGATCGCGTTCGGGATGGTGATGCCCGAAAGTTGCGGATGCCCGCCTGCTACTGGTAAAGCCATAGGTTTAATACCTCATTGAGTTATGGGCCTTGGGCAGCGGTGCAGACATGCGGACATAAAAAAACCGGCTTTCGCCGGCTCGTTGTCACTTCAATCATGACTGCTTAACCCTGAATTATTTTTCCTGCCTGTTGTGCCCGAATAATGCTTTCCTCGATGGCCTGGAACTCTTCTGGCGAATATTTACCCTTGGTCATATCGTTGTAGAACTGCGTCACCTGGCTTTGGGTGTAGGTGTCTGCGCCAGCTGTTATTTCAGCTATTGCATCGCCACCTGCACCGCCTTCCGGTGTTAGCAAAGATTCCATTCCAGAAGTGTCCGCGGATTCGCTTGATGAGCCCTGGCCCCCGAGATCGGATTTGTACTGCTGATATTGCTGCAGTACCCAAATTACGGTTGAAGCAGTGTGTGTTTCACTGCCCTGTTTGACGATATCGCCGTAGCTACGCTGATCCACGGGTGATACCTGTCTGGCACAAAACGCAGCCCACTCGGGTTCTCGCGTCATGTTGATCCAAGCATCGTTCGGGTAGGCTTCATCCATTGCCTCTTCGTATAACTGCGCTTCGGTCTTCTGTTGATGCTGGCGGAGACTCTCGACCGTGGTCTTGATCTCGTTGAGCTCATCAGCCGGAGCAGCTGCGGCCTGCTGGCCCATGCTGGTTGACTGAAAGAAAAACTGATCGCGCAGGAATTCGTCAGTGTAGTCGTCCTTCATTCGCTGCGGTAATGCGTCATACCACTGCTTGTAAGCAGCTTCATTGTCGTTCGGGTCGGCGGTCACTACTTTTGAGGGTTCTGCAGTAGCAGGAGCCGGGGTCGCTTTCGCGGCCAGCTGCTGCGTCAGATTGGTTACTTGCTGCTGCATCTGGGCAAGGCTGTTGGTCAGGTCACTGATCTGCTTGCGCTGATCGGCGATCGTTTCATCAGTCGTAACCTTGTAGCGTTTGTAACGTTCCTCGTAGTTTTCCGGATCAACTTTTTCGACTTTTTTCACTGGTTGAGCAGGTTCGGCTGTTGCCGGCTTGCTGCCAGGCTTTAATCCAAGTTCAATGGCTTGCTGCTCTGCGGCATCGCCGATGGCCTGGACTGCTGTGGGTAATCCCATTTTGTATCCTCCGAGCCACTACGCACGGGATTCTTTCGAGCCGTGTTTCGCGGGATTCGTTGAGTTGAAGTTAAACCGGGAACGGATGTATCCCGGCTTCTTGCATTGCGCTTTTCGTCGCAATATCGCGAGCGTTCGCGGTGACATCCACGAACTCAAGCAATTCTTTTGAGGCACCCTGCGCCCGGTAAACGACTGTTGCGGATTCCGCAGAGCGCAGCAGCTCGTCTTGATCGGCAGCGGATTCCAGGAACCATTCACGAATGACCGTGAAATCCGGATTGTCCTCGAGGTTGCAGAGTGCCTGTAAAACTCGTTTGTCTGGTCGCTTCATTAAGTCGCGGTCAGAACGATTGAACCGGCTGTGTGGCCCTGGCCAGACAGATACCAGTTGGTACCATCGCTGATCAGTTCACACCAGTCGCCGACAGATTCGGTCGACTCGTCGAACTCGATCTGGTCCTCGTTCGCGCCAGGTACGGATGCACCGGCTACCAGCACGGCGCCCTGGATCACATTGTCGCCACCGTTGGTAACGATCGTCCAGGGGGTCGTTGCAAATGCCAGCGCAACAACAAAGCGGAATTTCAGATTGGCTTCCGGTGCTGGCAGTGTGACGGCTGCGCCAGCTGCTGCGTTCAGCAAAAACAGCTTGCCGCTATCCTCGCGGGTCAGTGTCTTGGCTGCGGTGATTGATTCAACACCCTTGCTGCCGCGTTGCTTGACCTGCTCGACCGTCAGTTCGGTCACAGATAATTGTTCGTATCTCATATCGTTTTACTCCAGAGTAGTTATGCCTCGTCAGGCGTGATTAAAAACCAGCACTTGTAAACGGTCGGTTGCGCTCAACTGTTGCCACCTGGCCAATGCGATAGTGCAAATCAACACCCGTTACAAAAACCGGATGATTGAAAGTATCCTGCGGATCGGTCGGATCGCGGTAAAGCCTGCAGAGAACCATGCCATCGATCTCGATGTCGTCGCCCGAATTCATGGCCATCTGGTCGTCAGGCGTGATATGCGGGACATACTGGCCACCGACTGACTGAACGGCGCTGACCACGGTTTCAGCTGGGTACGCCCCGGCCTTGTATCCTTTTGCTGTCATGTAAGCCACGTTGAACTTCACGTTGGCCGATTCTGGCGTGTAGGTACCGCCAGCAATGTTGTGCGCGTAGTGAACGTGGAAGGTCGGCAGCGATCCGGCCTTCAAGTCATGCAAAAAATGCACGTTGAAAAAGCCCTGATTCAGCGCACTCTCGGACCAGCTGTACTGCTGTATCGAATCGCGAAAAGCTGCCAGTGTTGGTGCACTTACACCGCGACCAATTTCGAAGCCGCCTGTCAGGTAGTCCGCGTAATATTCACCGTTGATCTCGATGATCTTGCAGGTGATCTTGGTCGCGATCAGGTGTTCATACTGCGCCATTAGCCAAATGCCCTCGCGGCCTGGCCACCGGCAGGATTACCGGCCTGGTCCAGTGTCTGTGCACCTGGCTGCTGTTGCTGCTGTTGCTGCTGCATCGCCATCATCATATCCCGGCGTATGTTCGCCATCAGCGTATCGCGATCCGGCACCACCTTGTCGACCTCGATGTCGAAGCTCTTCACGGATTCGCGCAGGAGCTCGGCACGGCCTTCGGGTCCGATGATCTGCAGATCAGTCGGATTGTTGGTCTGGGCCAGGAATTCGTTTCTGCGAATCATCTGCTGCTCTTTGGCGACCAGTGATGTCGAGCCCTTCGCCTGGGCTTCGAGATCGCCCTTAATCGAATTGTCCTCATCATGCAGCATGTTGAAGATATAGGTTGCCTTGATGCTGCCCTCGATCGGATTGTCGAGATTCGCGATCACCTGCTTGATGCCACGGGCCGCAGCCGACATCAGCATCGACAGGCCAGACGCTGTGCCAGCTGCTCCGCCAGAGCTTCCCTGTTCGCCATAGGCGTACTTGGGAATGCCGGTGTACTCGTCGGCCAGGTTCGAGAAGAAGTCGTACACACCGAGCAGGTCTTTGGCGTAGTTGTTCACATTGTGCATACGCACTGCAGGATTGTTGGTGCCATGCGGATCGGACAGCGTTTGCCAGATTTTCCACGGATGCACGGCGGTGACATCCTCGCCGATCGGCAGGCGGTCCGTGTGCACTTCGACCTGTGGACCGGATGCGATTGCCATGTTGTTGACCAGTGACCTGGCCGCAGCGTTGCAGACATCCTGCAGGTCTTCCATGATTTCGGGAACACCGAATCCCCAGAAGGCGCCGGGTATCTCTTCGAAGCTGGCAGTGTAGTAAGGCCGATTGCCCAGCGGGTCTTCATTCAGCACAGCGCGGATGACAATGTTGCCGATCATCCAGGCATTGATTTCGTATTCAGCATTCAGGTCGGGTACCTTGTCGGGGCTCATGCCCCAATCGACCAGCAGCCGGCCAGACACACTGCCCCAGAATTCGAGGGCATCCATTGTGTCGTCGTAGTTCAGCCACTCATTCGGGCGTTTCTCCAGCCATGCGCGCTCCTGGTCACGCCAGAGCCATTCCCGCAGGCCTCCGGTCCCGTACTGCTCGAGGACCATATCGATCGCGGCATCGTTGTAGCCCGGTACGCCTTTCATGGCAACCAGGTCAGCACGGCGCAGACGGTGGCGCTCAAACAGATAGCCGTCCTGGGTGCTCTTGGATGATGGCGATGGATACAGATCGAACGGCGCTACGCGGTAAAACTCGAGCTTGAGCTCCCAGCCTTTTACCGGTTGCCAGGAGCCATCTTCACCCTGCTCCCATTTGAGAGTTCTTCGACGCCTGACAACCGGTCCCTTGAGGCACCCCAAAGGATACGTCACCACATCCTTGATGACCTCCTTCATCGCGACTTCCCATTTCCCCTCGATGCACTGGTCGTTAATTTTGTCGTCCATGCGCTCGGCCAGCTTGTCGGCCTCGGCCTGCATGCGCTCCTGCAGCTGGTCGCGTATCTGTTCCATCCGCTCCTGCAAGGCCTGTGGCGGCAGGAACTGCTGGTTTTCCATCATCCACTGCTGGGCCTCGGCCTGAACAGTTTCAGCGACAACGGCCATCGTATCGGGATCGAGCTCGGGGATCGGCGAGTGCTTGATCTCCCACGGCTTGTCACCGGCAGGGAAAAGCACATCCTTGATCCAGGCCTCAGCTGCTCGGCACTTGATCGATGTCAGCATCATGTAGACTTCGCTGCCGCCCTGGGCGCGAATCTGGGCCAGCTTCTCGGGATCGTACTCACCGTTTCGGCGCCGCAGTGAGCTGATAATCCGCTCTTCTATCGTGCTACGGGCAAAGCGAGCGGTTTCCCAATTCGATTTGATCTTGCCAGCCAGGCCGGTAATGAACGGTTGGTTTTGGGCCTGTTCAGCCTTGACGCGGCTTTCGCGCTCACCTTCGAGATCAGCATTGCTTTTGACCATCACCAGTGGGTGATTGGGTGCATTCTTGGGTTCTCTCGCCAGTGTGACCGCAGCTGTTTGCATCAGTGATATACCTCGTTATGGGCTTTGATCAATGGCTTGGGTTCGGGTGGCTTGGGCGGGTTTTCCTGCAGGTCTTTTGATGCCTTGTCGGCATGTGATCCGGTGTTGTAGATCGTGATCGTGTTTTCTTCCTGGCGTACCTTGCGGGCCTCTTCGGTCTGGTCGCAAAGCAGGCCATACAGGTGATCCAGATAGGGTTTGCCCTCGCGCTCCAGTCGCAGCATGTCGAGCTCCAGGTTGACCTCGAGCATATCCATCGTCACGAAGTGAAACATGATCAAGGCCTGGTCCTTCTTGTTGTACAGGACATCGATGCCGTAGCGGTTGGTATCGCAGGCCGGCAGCACATTCTTTCTGACGCCGGGCTCCAGCATCTTGCAGAAGGCTTCGACGACATCATCAGTGCTGATTTCAATTTTCGACATTAAGGCTTCCGCTGCTGCTGTTTCTTTTTGGCCGTCTGCACCTTGGACTGCTGGCGCTGGCGGGCTTCATACAGGGATTGCCTGCCCTGGGACGGTGATTTTTGAACACCCGCTGGCGAACGCGCTGTCGGCTTCGTCGGGTCCAGGCGCTTGGCTGCTTTCTTTTTCGCGACCTTCTTTTTGCCAGTCTGCATCTGGTCCACGACCTTGCGGGCAGCTGGTTCAGTTGATCCGATGTATCCACGCTTCGATGATTTTTTCATGTCAGAAACTCCACATCGAACCGAGGGTATAGGCTTCCTGGCCACCGGCTGATCCAATCGCACCGCGAACCGTCAGCTGCTCATGCTGGTGTTCGAAGCCAATCGCGATCCCGAGCTTGTCACTGAACGCACCCGCGCCGACACCGATCCCAATACCCGTGTGGGCCGTATGGCTGTTCGCGTGTGAGATAGACGGAATGGAAGATATAGCCGCCAGAGCGTTGTATGCGTTTCCCAGGCTGTCCGCAAGCTCGTTGATCTGGTCGTAGTCAACCACCTGGGTCACGTTGGTCGTGTTGGTCACGGCCAGGTCGTCATGGGTATGGTCGACAAGTGCGAGATCGTCGTGATCGTGGTTGTAGCAGTGCCAGCAGGTTGCCCAGGCATTGCCGCAGCCGATCATCACGGCGAAGAAAAGGGTTAGCAGCAGCTTCTTCATTCAGTGGTCTCCAGTTGTTGTAATTGTTGTCGAGTGCTTTTCAGCTGGTCATTGACCATTTCGATCTCATCGTTGATTTCGCTGAG